CTAACTTTCAAAATAAGAACGGCTAAGTACTTGACCGATCTATTGAGAAAGCTTATAGGTTGGTATTACAAAGTTTTCAAGCTTAGTAATACTGTTCATCCAAAGGAATTCGATCCGCTTCTTAACGCCATCCTCGTGATCGGAAGATCTAGAGGACTCTCCTCTTTGATTGAATATATGAAGAGAGTGAGACTTTCGCTACTACATCACTTATCAGGTGAGTATCCAGCGAAGCGCGTGGAAGGGGTCAGGGTCACTTGGGATGGTATACCTGTAGTTCTAGGGCCCTTAATAAAGGAAATACGTCTTAACCCAGATCCAGCTATGCTGCAAATGGTACTGACTGTATTATACTCAACAAGAGCTCTTAACCTCGGGAGGTCACCTGACACAACTACTATTACTCGTCCCTGCGAAAGCAAGATTGCGGATATTAGTAAGTATGCCAGAGACTTCTGGAGAGAACTAGGATATCGTCCAAGTCGCAAAGTTCCTAGAGACCTTAGATGGAAGAAATACCATTTCACTACAAAGAGTGGTCCCAACGGCCATGCGTTGTACACCTCTACCGAAGACTTATATATGTTACCAGCCAATTTGGTGGACGATATATGTAATCTCGGAGGGGATAACTTTACACAGCGTATGAGATCGCTCATTGCAGGAAAGCGGTTAATTCAATCCTTAGGTCTCCCTGTTGAAGGAAAATCTTTCAGGAAAATTACTTGGTTCCCAGATGTGGAATTGAAAGTTCGGGTGATAGCCATTGGTGACTATTGGTCCCAGACTGTGCTGAAACCCTTACATCATTACCTATTCCGGGTTCTTCGTAAGATCCCTCAAGATTGTACCTTTGATCAGGGCTCTTTTATTAGTAAAATTGACAAGTGGACGGACTTCTACAGTATTGACCTTACGGCTGCTACAGATAGGTTTCCGATCCAAACTATCAAGGATACTCTTAAAGGGCACCTCCCGGAAGACTACCTCGACTCGTGGGAACGGGTCATGGTAGGTTATCCATTTGATTCAAAACTGGGCATATTATCATACTCGGTTGGGAATCCTATGGGTTTCTATTCTTCCTGGGCATCTTTTGCAGTAGCACACCATTATGTAATGTACTATTGTTGTAGGGAATTAACTATCCCATACAGAGATGCTAAATACTGTATGCTAGGTGACGACGTCCTAATCGGCGATCGTGCCTTGGCAGAAAAGTATATGGAGGTTATCCAATCTCTAGGGTGCGAATTTTCACCACTTAAGTCGCATACGTCAGCTTATCTATGTGAATTTGCTAAACGTTACGTCTATAAGGGTGTGGAAATTTCACCTTTCCCCGTTAGCGCGTTAAAAGAAAGCCACAAGAAGTACCATTTGATGGTCAATCTTTTAGCGGAGTTAACAGATAGGGGTTGGGCCTTGGTTGAAGGAATCCCGTCAACTATTTCCGAGTACTACCGATTAGTAGATCAAAAGCCGAGTAGGTTCTGCAAGGCAATTGAAATTAAATCGGAGGCCTGTGAACGTATAATGAAAGTTATACGGGGACAAATTACTGCTAAAGATGCCTTGAACAGCATTATTAGGAATAATAACCTCCCAATTCGCGACTTAGAAGAAGAAGAATCGAACGGAATCCTTCAATCTCTAGTTGTTGAATCTTTCACAGAGTCTAACCCAATTAACCATATAGGCAAAGGAAAACCATTAGGTGACCTAGCTATTACGCTAGTCTGTAGGTTAACAGGTTTAGACCACTCAGAAACTGAGGAACAGCTTTGTGAGAATCCGAGTTGGATACCGCTTTTACAGGCTTATGGCCTTGTTGAGCAGTCCTACATGGATATCACAAAGGAAGCCTTCCGTATTGATACGGTGGGTGGTGGGGATTGGCCTTTATATTTACGAGCCATGGCCCTACCGTTAGATGATCGAGTCTTCGTAGAAAGGACAAGTCACCTAATTTCCCGAGCTTCAGCCCTCCTGGGCCAAAAGACCCTTGACCGATTTAAGATGTTTCTGGAAATCCCATACATACGAAAAGATTTCTTTGATCCATCGAAAGTCATTAAGGATCAAAAGTCCTAGGATGGACAGTTCCCTATCAGGTTGATAACTGATAGTGGACCCTGGTGGAAAGGATGTCAATAGACTCCGGGGACACCAGTG